CTGCCGCGGCCCCGGCAGCTTGCGGAGGGTCTTCACGGTATGCGCCCGCTCCTTCTTGACCCATGCGTCGAGAATGTCGTGGCCACGCTTCATGTCGCCGCTGCCGATCCGCTCGACGACCTCGGGGGGGATGACATACTCGCCACCGGCCGCGACGATCGGAACCGGCCCTCCCGTCGCGAAGCGCGGCTTGCGACGCGTCACCGTGCGTCCGAGCGGCAGCCCGTAAGGCCCCGTCGTGAACATGCGTTGCAGGATCTTGGTCCCGGCCAGCGTGTTGCCCTCGCCAAGGCCCGACACCACGTCGCTCGGCACCACGTAGGAGCCCGCCGCGACATCGATCGGTAGATGGTCGGTGCGGCCCGCGACCGATGACAAGAGCGGGCCGGCATGCACGGTGCCGCCGCGCTGATAGCCCGACCGCGCCGTTCGCAGCGCTGCGGCGATGCTCTGGTCGCGCGGATGCCCGCTCGCCTCCATCTCGGCGATGTTGCGACCGACAACGGCCCGAGACGAGCCGTGCTCCAAAGGCATGACGGCGCCCTCAGTTGCTGTAGTACGGGAGCTTGACGGTCGAGCCGTCCGGGAGCAGCACGGTCACGAAGCCGACCGGGTTTGCCGGTAGCGTCGCAGCGCCTGCGGTGGCGGTCGAGGCCGTTCCCGTCACCTGCGGGAAGGACGCCTTCAGTTGGCTGTCGATGCCCTGGAGAAGGCCGACAAGCTGTCCGAGATAGACGACGGCATTCTTGATCGTCGTCAGGATGCCTCCGGGGCCGCCAGTGTCGGGCATCATCCCCATCACTGCCTCCCGTCCGGTGCGCCGCGATAGCGGATGCGGCCGAGCCGCCAGAACGAGCCGAAATCGGCGCTCTGGATCTGCAATGCGATCTGCCGGGCACGAACGCGCGTCGTGATCGACTGTACGTCGGAACTCACGGTAAACGGCCCGTAGGTCCGCGGCGTGTCCCAAGGCCAGTTCGTCGCGAGCAGCGTGACTTGAATGCTAGCGGGCGAGATGCCGGTGCCGGCGTGGTACGGCAGATACCTGAAGTCCGGGATCACCATGTCGACGAAGCTCAGGTTTTCACCATCGCCGATTTCAGCCCAGCCCGTCGTGAAGCTCGGCACGAGCGGTTGGTCGCCGGCATCCGGCGAAACCTCATGCTGATAGATGAGCCCCGTTGGGGTCGCGCCGATGGGCGCCCCCAACACTGATTGGTCGATCCAAGCCGAACGCGCCAGGCTGCCGATATCCCAGGCATTTTCGACATAGTTGTACTTGACGTAGGAGTCGACCTCGCCGCTGCCGCCCGCAGAACAGTAGTACCATGCGACCTCGTTGAACCCGCTGTTGGCTGCCGCCCGGATCTTGTCGAGGTTGCTTTGGTCGAGGTTCTGGAAGATGGCATCCCACACTGGGCATGGAATTGGCCGGACGCCATTGCCGTCCAGCACGTAAAACTGTTCGAGCCCCATCCAATAGACGGCGGTCCCGAGAAGGCACACGGCATGCGCCCCGATGAGACCCGCGCCATCGGCAATCTTGTTGAAGCCGAAGATGAAAGGCGGCCCGACATACTCCATCATCCACGCCGCGATGTCGGTCCAGATCACGGCGAACTGCGGCCCCTGGATGCCGCCGACCGCGCGCGAGCCTTGCGATAGGCGGTAAGACCCTGCCTGGTTCGTCGTCGTCGGCACCCAGTCAGTGAAATCGCCGCTGTCCGACCAGCGGATCAAGAGCGGGTCCTGAATGCCCTCGATCGACGCCGCCACCGACACCGCGATCTGTGCCGGCATCGCGACGAAGATCGTTCCCGAAACCAACGGGGCGCCCACGACAAGCTTTGCCGTGGCGAAGCCGCTGTCCGGCGACCACGTGTAGAAACCGCCATCGACGGGCGATGCCAGAAGGATTTCACCCCAATTCGCCATCGACCAGTCGGTGGTGGTGATCGGTGCCCCTTCGCTGCCCCCGCCGGCGACGCCCGTGCCATAGCCGCCGTCGCCGTAGCCGCCGACGCCATAGCCGACATCGGAGGGCACCGTGCCGATCGCGATGGCATAGATGAATTGCGCATCGCCGCCGTTCTCAGGCGCGCTCCCGGACGAGGATGCGATGGCCGAGCTGTTGATCGTGAAGGTGTTCGCGTCGACTACCGTCTGTACGATGTAAGCACCCTGGATCGTCAGCCCCCCCACGGCCGTGCCGACGTAAACGTAGAAGGTGCTGCCGACGATGAAGCCGTGGTTGTCGAGCGCGACCGACACCTGCGCCGAGCCCGATACCGCCGTGAAGACGGGAACGGCACCACCATCGGCGACGGTGGATGTCGCCTGATCCGTAGCGAGGACGGTATACGAATTGGTCCCGGTGACGGTGGCGACGGCATATTGTCCCGAGAGCACGATGCCGCCGACAGCGACCGGCGTGGTCAGGAACACCACGTCGTTGATCGAGATGGCGATGTTGGGGTCGTTGATCGCGACGATGTTGCTGCCGCTCGTCGTCGAAAAGTCGGGCGTCGAGTTGGTCGTCTTGGTTCGCGGCGTAATGTCCTGAAGCGTCGCCCCCGTCAGGACGTTCAGCGATTGCTCGGCCCCAATCGCCAGATGCTTGTCGTCGTTGAGCCCTTCCCATGCCCACAGGCTGCGGATCGGCGAGGGGATGGTGCCGCCGTAGAACTGAAGCCAGCCGCCCAGCTTCTCGACTAGGCCGTCGCGCCAGCGGATGAGGTTGGTTTGGGCATAGCCGGTCTGGTTGAGGGTCGGCGTCATCTCGATATTGAGGCCCGGCGTGAGCAGGATCGAGGCGAACGCCACGTCAGCCTCGCGGCGGCGATGCCAGCGGGGCGGGCGACTGCGACGACCACGCCACCGCCTGCCACTTCTTGCGGGTTTCCTGGGCCAAGGCCGGCGTCAGCAACTCCTTGTACTGGGCATCCCAGCTCATCCCCATCTGCGGATCGTCGGCCTGGGCACCGTAGTTCTTCATGTAGCCCGCGGCGAAGATCATGCTCGCCGCGAGGAACAGGTCAGGCAGATTGTCGGCAATGAAGGTGTCTGGATTATCGGCCGACAGCGTCACCGGGAATTGCGTCCCGGTGATCTCGACGACGTAGCTGTCGTCCGGTACCGGCCCGAGCGCGATATGCCATTGGTCGATCATGGCAAAGCTCACCGGCACGGTGGCGCCCGCTGTCGACGGCCATACCAGGTCCAGGTATTGCAGCGACTGCGGCGTCAGGGGATTGCGGGTGCCCGCAGCCGGTGCGGTCGAGGCCGGCGTGATGACGCAGATTTCCGTCACCACCACGAAAGCGGTGGGGATGCCGAGAATGCGCGCGCCCGCCGTGGTCGAGACCGTCGAATCCTGGACAACGGTTCCGAGCATGTCGAGGTCGCGAAAAATCCGCTGTTCTGCGCTCTGGATGATCGCCGGCAGGATGGTGACGAAATTCGCCTCGGTCGGGTCTTCGCCCATGAGCGTCGAGAGCTGCGCGACGTAGGTCGTATAGTCCATCACGAGCCCGTCACGAGATTGTCGCCAGCGTCGGTCACGAGATAGCCTCCGCTGTCGGTGACGAGGAAGTTGGCCTCATCGATAGCGTAGTATTCCGGTCGCGGGTTCAGGATCGGCAGCGGATCCGGCCCGACGATCACCGGGCGCTTCTGCGGCTGCGGGGTGTCATAGCAAGTGTCGCAGACGAGGATGCGAAGGTTGGTCAGTCGTTCGCCAACCCAATCGTACTGCCACGACAACCGACTATGGTTATACTGTAGGCCGCACCGATCGCAGATCGCGTAGCTGTCTGGATTGGTCGTGCTCGTGCCGGCGCGACCATGAAAGCGCCAGGCCATGTGCTTGTCCTACCTGACGTAGTAGCCGCCCACATCGGGCCCGATGCTGAGCGGCACGTTCTCGGTGTCCTGACTGGCGGCGCGGTTCCATGCGACCTGCGCCCGCTGGTCCAGCGCAGGCGCTCGATCCGGCGCGTACATCACCGCGAGGCGTGCCGCGAGGCCCCAAGCGAAAGCGTCGAGCCACCGGATCGGCACCTCGACCGTCTGCGTGCCGACAAGGTTCACGTCCTGGACCTGACGCACCCGGTAATAGCGGAGCGTGTAGGGACCGTTGCCATCGGGGACCTGCCACATCGTGATCGTCGGGTCGACGAGGCGGTCGTACCAGAAGACGGTGGGGTAGCCCTGCTGGTCCTTGTTCGGGAAACCGGCATATTCCGACCGGCTGATCGGCCACACGATGCGATCGATTTCATTCGGCACGTCGCCGGTGCGGATATAGGCGTCCAGCACCATGATCGTCTCAGGCGGGACATCATAGGTCGCCTGCCCCTCGACCAAATCGATTTCCTGAAGATCCACCGTCCAGAGGTTCGGGCCAGTATTGTCCCAGTCTGCCAACATGAGGTTGGCTTCCATGCGGGCATCCTGCATGTGCTCTTGCAGGAGCGCCGTGCGGCGGACGCCGCACTTGGCGAAGGCATTGACGATGAGGTCGGCCCCCGATGGACTGAAGGCGTAGGTGCCGCTCGTGGCCATCGTCAGACCGCAGGCATGCCCTGGAGCACCTTGAACTCGACGGTCCCGCTGATCGCCGAGATGTTGAGCCGGACGGCTCTCACCGGGTAGAGATAGCTCGTCACGCCGCTCGCGCTGCTGGTCGGACCAAGTACCGGATCATCGTACCAGCGGGCGTTTGCGCTCTGCGGATCGTCAAGCGTGAACTCGACGCCGAAGGTTGCTGTCGCGCTGTTCACCAGCCACACGCCGACGCTGACATTGCCGGGCGTCTGGTAGTAGTTCAGGGCCACGGGCGTCTGCGCTCCGGTGGCCGTATAGGTGCGGTAGACCGGGTTCGCCATGCGGCGCCCTCCTTATGAAACCGGCGCCTCAGTGGGCGCCGATCTCGGGGAACTTGCGGTGAACCGCTCGGCGCACCTTGGCCTTCTCTTCCGGCGAGCCGTGCTGCGCTACACGGGCGAGAGCGTCGCGACCATGCTTTTCGTCCGGGATGGGGTACGAGCCCGCGCCCTTCCCGTTCGGCCCTTCACCTTTGCCCGGCAGCGCAAAATCGGTGCGCGGTAGTCTGTCCCGCTCGCCGGCGCTCAATCGACCGCCGCGTTTGTAGCCACCGCCGCCTCGGTCGTCGTCGGAAGCGTCGTCGGAGCCCTCACCCTGGCGGCGCGTGGTCTTGGCCGCCGAAGACAACGGGGCGCTGTCGGCGCCGACGCGGCCGCCGGTTTTGCGACCGGGGCGGTCGAGCCGCATCCGCGACTTCGCCCCCTCGACCTTGCCGCCGTCCTTCTTGTGCTTGACGCGGCCACCGCGCTTGTGGGCGTCCGCTTCCTTGACGACGTTGGAGTGACCTCCGGCGTACACGTCCCGAACGGGACCGCCATCGGCCTTGCGCTGCTTGCGAGCCTTCATGTCCGCTGTCCTTCCGTTCAGGCGTTGCCGACTGTCGGCGCCAGAGCCTGGATGTAGATCATCGTCACCGTCACTGCGCCCGCCGTGGTCGCGCCGCTCGGCGTCACCGTGACGGTGACGTTGGTGTTGTTGCCGACGTTCAGCATCGCGGTGAGCTGCGCCGCCGAATAGGTCGGGGCAGCGCGCCCCGCCGTCTTGGCGCTGATGCTGCCGACATATTGCGTGCCGGCAGCCGACGTGCCGATGGTGAGCGTCGCCGAGACCGCCGAGTCGAACGCCGTCGTCACGTCGATGTTGAACGACGCCAGCTGCGCGTTCGGCGGGACCGCCATCGTGGCGCTGACCGCGGTCGTGCCGTTCTGCGTCAGCGACACCTGTTGCGAGAGGACGGCAAGCCCGGTATTCGCCGGGCCGTTGCCGTCAGGGTTCCACTTCGGCCCCGAAATCAGGGGGCCGGTGAAGGTCGTTCCCGGACCTGCCATTGGGTTGTCTCCTCAGGAGGTCGGGGTGCTGCCGTACAGAGCGCGCGGGTCGTAATAGTTGAAGCTGTAGCGCTCGTACCCCTTGACCAAGAGGTTGTCGGTCGTGAAGTCGACCTGCATGTCGGTCTCGAAGGCCGTGCGCTCCAGGTATTGGAGACCAGGGATGTCGGAAAGCAGGAACCACGCGAACGGCGAGGTGAAGAACACGTTGCAGACGTAGT